CACGATTAGGTACAGCTACTCCTAAACAAGAAGGATTTGCTGGTGTTCTTGGTGCTGGTCTTGAAGCTGCAGATGCAACTTTACCAGAATTTATGGCTACAAATGAAAAATATAGAAATGAAAGAATAGCTATTCAAAAAGATTTAGATAATAATAAAGTAGAAGCAGCTCAAAATAAACTTAATACTTTACAAAATCGTGCTGCACGAGATCATCAAAATTATATATTTGAAAGAGATGAAGCACGTTATGAAGAAAATAGAATAGAAGATAGATTAGAGAAAGATAGAACTTATAGATTAAATGTAGCTCAATTAGAAGCAGATATAGCTAAATTAAATATAGATGATCCTTCAGATCTTAAAACTATTATAGATAATTTTGATAGTGTTGCTCTGGGTGCTACAACTCTTGAGAATGGTGACAAAGTATTTTTTGATGGAACTTCTTTTGATGAAAAATCTTTAAAGAAAAGAAATGATATATTACAATTATATATAAAAGATGTTAAAGATCCTGCAGTAAGTACACAAGAAGCTTTAGCAAATATTCAATTAAGATGGAATACTTATGAGGATATAGGAGATCTTCCTATAGTAAAGACTCAAGAAGATATTGATGCTCTTCCATCAGGAACAGAATATCAAGATGCATCTGGTAACAGATTTCAAAAAAAATAGGATTATTTAATGGCAGAACTTGACCATAGTGGAAGTATATTACTTCAACCATCACCTCTTCTTGATCATAGTGGAAGTATTAAACTAACATCTCAAGATTCCATAACTAAAGATGTAGATCCTAATAGAAGATTACGTAGTTCTGATTTATTAACTGATTCAGAATGGATTAATGCATCTAAACAAATATATAAACATCAAACAGGTAAAGAGTTTGTAGGTACTGATCAACAAGCTGCTGAGTGGGGTATAGGTAATACAGCAGATTTTGAATATGATCTTACTAAAACTATTGGTATTGCAACAGATGCAAAAAACTTTGATTTACCTACTGCAGAAGCTTGGAACACAGTTCTTGATAAATATAATCAATTAGAAATGTTTACATTAGGAGGTACTGGTAGAGCTTTACGTTATATGGCTACTGATCCTGCAATGATTGCTTCTCTTGGTTTAGGTTTTGGTATAGGAGGTATTGCAAAACAATTTGGACAACAAGGTACAAAAGCTGCAGCTAAATTTGCAGTTAAAGAAGCTGTTAAACAAGCACGTAAAAAAGCTATAGCAGATGCAGCAAAAGATGGTATTACAGGTAAAGCTAGAAAAGAATTAGTAGATGCTGCTGTAAAAAAAGCTTCAACTAAAGCTAAAACAAATATAGCTTTATTCGCAGGTACAGAAGCAGGTGCTTATGGTGGAGTAGATAATTATTATAGACAACTGTTAGATGTAGAATTAGATAGAAGAGATGGTATTAATGCATTAGAGTTAGGTTTAACAACTGGTGTTATGGGAGCACTTGGTTTTGGTTTAGGTAGAGGTTTACCTGCAGTAGCTAGACGTATTTTTAAAAAACAAGAAGTTGTAGATGATCTTCCTGATAAAATATTTAGTGATAAAGATACTATTGATATAGCAAAACAACAAACAAAAATAGATGCTCCTATATCTAATACTACAAAAGTATCTACAAGAATTGCACAAGATGCTTTACGACAAGATCCTAATGCTACAGTATTATCTTATGGATCAGGACAAGTAGATGAAGCAACAGGAACTATTAAAGAAGTAGAAGAATTAAAAAAATCAGGTGCTAAAGTAGATGCATATGACTTAGAACCTAATATGGTTAATAAAGAAAGAACTGCTTATAGAGAACAATATAATCCTTATGCTTTAGATAATAAATATAATGTAGTTAATGCATCTAATATATTAGATAATTTAGGATCTAAACAAGATGCATATAATAAAGCAAGAAGAATAGTAACACAAATAGGTAAGTCTGTTAAAGATGATGGTACTGTTGTTATTAATCCTTCTAAAAAAAGTAGTATAACTAAAGAAAAATTAGATAATATTCTTAATGAAAGTTTTGAAAAGGTAGAATGGAATCCTAAAGATGGAATATTTAAAGCTTCAGGTCCTATAGAAAAAGTTGTTGTTGAAGTAGGTGAAGATGGTTTACCTATAAAAAAACAAAACAAAGTATTGATGTTTTTAAAAAAGAATTTTTCATCAGATGCTGGAGCAGGAGAAACTATTGCTCAAGGTAGACGTTTACAAAAAACTACTGTAAAAAATGCTGAAAGAAAAATACAATATAATTTAGGAAGATTAGAAAAAGCTGTAAAAAAAGAATATGGTAGTTTTGATAATGTTCCTCCAAGACTTATGTCACAATTAGTTGCAGGTGTTGAAGGAAGATTATGGGAATTAGAAGGAGTACTTCCACAAACAAAAGAAATTCTTATAGACATGAGACGTTCTATAGATGATGCTCAACAACAACTAATTGATATAGGAGCAGTAGAACCAGGTAGTGAACTACAATATAAAATTAATAGAAGTCAATCAACAGATTATGCAGGAGCTGTACAAGGTCCTCCTCAAGAAGGAGAGTCATTAAAATTTTATATGAATACTTCGTATGATGTATTTGATAATCCTAAATATAAAGTTAATCCTAAAGATAGAGAAGCAGGTAGACAATATTTTATTGATAAATTTTCGCAATCAAGTGCAGCAGAAAATGCTGCATATAAATTAGCTAAAAGTAAAGAAGCTAATATAGCTTATAAAAAGAAAAAGAATATAAAAATAAAACCAAATGAAGAATTAAGTACTGCAGATTTACAAAATATAAATAGATATGAAGGTCAAGATGGTATTATTGAAGGATTAATAAATCAACTTACAGAAAAACATGGAGATGATATTACCTCACAGTTAGATAATTTGTTAGGTAAAACAACATCACGAGTAGGTTCAGGTGCTCTTAAAATTTTAAAAGCAAAAAAAAATATTGATCCAGAAATAGCAGGACTTCTTGGAGAAACTAAAGATATAAGACAAAGGTATGCAAATACATTATTAAAACTTAGTAAGTTAGCAGGTAACTTTGAATTTAATAAAGCTATACGTGAGTCTGCAGAAGAAGCAGGAATTACTGTACCTACTCAAAATCAAATGTTAAGAAATAGAGGATTAGATGTAGTTAGAATAGGTCAAGGAGGAAAATATACACAACGTGTTAGTGATTTAGTTTCAGATCCAGAGATAGAAGGATTAGCTAGACCATTACAAGATGTTTGGACTACACAAGAATTTAAAGATATAATAGAACAAGGTGCAGAACTAGCTGAACCAGTAACAAAAGAATTATTAGGAAAAATATATGATACTTTTTTAGTAGGTAAAGCTCTTACACAAATATCTAAAACTGCTTATAGTATTGGATCTACATTTAGAAATTTATATGGTGCAGGTATGTCTGCATTAGGTAATGGTTATATTAATCCAGGTGCTTTAGTAGAAGCAGGTAATGCTTTTAAACAAATAGCTATAATGCCACGCCAAGAAGTTAGAGAAAAAATAGAAAAATTAACATCATTAGGTGTATTAGATACTGATGTTAGACTTCAAGCTATGATTGAATTATCAAAAGATATAGATTCTAATTTTTTTCTTAAAGGTATAAAAAAATATGCACCTAAACCAGGAAAAATTATTAATAAAAAATCTTTAGAGGTATATCAAAGTGCAGATAATTATTGGAAATGGTTTGCTTTTTTAAATGAACAAGGAAGATATAGACAAGTTCTTATTGACAAAGGTATAGATCCTAATAGAACTGTACGTACATTTAGAACTGGTGGAAAGGTTGTAAATGTAACAGAGCTTGATGAGTATGCTGCAAAGATGGTTAGAGAAAATATGCATAACTATGGTGAAACTTCTCGTATGGTTAAACGTGCTAGAAGAAGTCCTCTTACAGACTTTATTGCATTTAGAACAGAGATGTTTAGAACATCTAAAAATATACTAAAGAATGGTATTAAAGATATGCAAGAAGGTGCTGCTCAAATGAAGAGAGGTCAACGTAATGAAAATGGTTCATTAAAAGGAGTTGCACAATTTAGAGCAGGTATGGCTAGAATAGGTGGTGCTGCAGGTGCTGTTACAGCATCAGGTGCTATTGGTTATACATCAGCAGAATTAACAGGAATTAATGATTTAATTTTTGGAACTAACTATACAAAAAAAGAAGCAATAGAAGAATTTGATCAAGGTTATAATAAAGGATCAGATTGGTTGTATTTTTTTAAAAATGGAAAATTAAAAAGATTTAATATAAGTTATATAGATCCTTGGGCAATGTTTAAAAATCCTGTTCAAGCTGTTATACGTGCATTTCAAACAGAAGATGATCCTAATATAGCTTTAGATAAATCTACTAATCAAATATTAAAAACTTTTGGAGAAAGTATAGGACCATCTATTTTAACTCAAGCTTTATTTGATATATGGAGAAATCAAGATGAATTTGGTAGAGAAATTGCTAAAGATCAAGGAGTAGTAAAAGATACTGCTAATAGATTAGCTAGAGTTTGGGAAGCTTTTGAACCAGGAACAGTTAGTACTGCAAGAAGAGTATTTGAAGCATATACTAAAGGTGGAATTAAATCTTATGGAACTCCTATAGAAAAAAAAGCTGAGATATTAGGTTTTGCTGGATTAAAATATGAAGATGTTAATATACCTAAAGCTTTAAGTAGAAGTCTTATAAAACCAACACAAAGATTAAACGAATCAGATAAAAATTATAAGAAAGCTTTTAGAGATTATAGAGGAACAGAACCAGAAGTATTTATAGATTTATATTCTGAAGCACAACGTAAAAAATTTAGAGCTGCTCAAGACATATATAAATTTGTACAAGCTGCTAAAGCTACAGGCATGGATAATGGTGCTATTATAAAAGAAATAACTAAAGATGGTTTTTTTCCAAAAAATTTAAGTAAACAATTTATTAGAACTTTAGTTAAAGATGGTATATTTTTACCAGATAAACCTGAAAATAAAACATTAAATAAATGGCAAGCTCTTATAAAGAAAACAAATAAAGAAGCTGTTATAGGTTTACCTGCAGCAAGAAAAGATTTATATGATTTATATAGACAATATAGTAGATTACCTTTAACAACTTATGAAGAAGAATCATTAGATCATAGTGGAAGTATTAGATTAAATTAGGAGTAAGAAGACAATGCAAGAT